AACAACACCTGCGGACATGGTAATACTAATTTAAGGGGAGAAAATTACGTGACTATTCGTCGGCGGGTGATAAAACTCAAAATGAAGTGGTTAGGGTCGTCATCGTCATTCGGTGGGAGTAAATCACCATTTTGGTCATATATTTTAACGGTTAAGGTACTGAGATTTTGGAGGGGGGCTAAATACTGACTCACAATTGGGTATTGATTTTCAAATGTATACACATAGGTATCATCTGAATGTCCCAATCCACCTGGTACAATAGCCCTAGAAACGAGAGTTGCAAATGTACCTGTGACATTACTTAACAGGGGTTGACCACCGGCAACGTTTGAGGCTCTTTGATTTAAAATTGGGTCAATTTCGAGTTCATCAATATCAATGTAAATGTGATCAGTTTGCACGGTAGTGTGGATGTGAGCCCCTATAAGTTTAGCCTGGACGATATTGTTTAGGGGGGTTTGAAGATGCACCTGGAAATTATTTGCACTGGACTGTCCAATCGAATCTACGGTGACTATAGAATACTCGTAGTTTAGATCGGGGACTGTGTGATTCGCCGTGTAGTACGACATATAGTATTACATTAGATAATCATCTAATAGTTTTTGTTTTATATTCTCAAAAGTCTCTTTATCAATTTCTCTAGCCTCGAGTAAAGTCCTTAGTTCCTGTATCTTCTCCGATAAACTACCACCATCTTTAATTGGTATACGGGGGGCGTCGGGGTTAAACCCCCTGACACCCTGTGCGGTCACTTCACATTTAAGACGAATAACTATAAAATTGTTTCCAGAGGCTATAACTGGATTGATGAGAGTTTGACCACGTTGGTCGTAAATCTTTACTCTAAAACGGTCGATACTTCCGATTGGAAAGGTATAATGTGATTCAACCGGATATTCATCTTTGAATAAAATAATAGAATCATTCCCACTTGGATTCAGGGATACTGAATCAGATACAAGACTCGCGAATGAGTTTCTAATTTGGGTCATACCTGGTTGTCCTTCATATATATTTGAGGTGCGCTCAGTAAAATTAGAATCGAGTTCCTCGATAGAGATATAACAATGTTCAGTTACTTCAGTAGTTTTGATATGGGCGGCAATAAGTTTTGCCTCAACAATATTACGAATGGGTTGCGCGAGAAAACATGTAAATGTATTAGAACTGACCTGACCAACGGTATCTAGAGTCACGGTGTGATACTCGTATTTCATCGTGGTGAGGTTAGGTAATGAGAGATTCGCTGTATCCATTTATATTAGCTTAGATAATTACAGGTTGGGTTTTCTACAGACGAATCGAAGAACTAAAAAGTTATCTTCGGCAGGGTTTGGTGGTGTTATGAGAACACCAGATTGATTTCTTATATTCACAGTGAGACGGTCAATTCTCCGAATGGGATTTATGTACTGGGTTGCGATTGGATAATTATCCCTGAAAGTGATGATATTACTTGTCAAATCATCTGGAACGACTAAACTCGCAAAAGATTTTCGAAGCACACTTAGTGAATCCTGACCTTCATAAACATTGGTAGCGCGATCATTAAATGTAGAATTCAACTCATCGATAGATATATAACAGTGTTCAGTCGCTGTAGTAGTGTTAATACGAGCGGCTAGAAGTCGAGCCTGTACAACATTTTTTAGAGGCTGAGTCAAAAAACACGTCCATGTGTTCGCACTAGTCTGATTAAGAGTATCAACAGTGATGGTATGATATTCATAGTTTAGATCGGGGATCATATCAGTTGGCGATGTAATCAGGGCCATTTATTATTAGCTTAGATTAAAGATCCACCAATTCCATCCGCGATCTCATATCCGGCATGATCACCTACAAGTTTTTGGGCACCACAAAGACCACCTGGGGTAAGACCAACCGAGTAAGGGCTGTCCTTCTTGCCTGAACCAGCGGTACATTCAAGGTCGGGCTTGAGGTCGAAGAGAGATTCTTCACTGACAGGTGTAATGGTAATTGGCCTGGGCTGATAATTCGCGGTCTTCACAGTCATAAAAGACAGAACGAAGATGAGGGTCATCAAAACCGCGATGGCCATGAGAGCATTACGATCACTCTTGTTGAAGTTAAGTTTAAACATTTATAATAGACATAGATTTTTTTAAAGTGCGTTAAAGAGATTTTCTTAGTTTCTAAATAGACAGTAGATGGACGAAGAAATCGTACTCGATAGGGGTCAAACGACTGTGATGAAATTAGATGCTGATGAACAGGCCCTGATGGATGAGATTCAAATTTCTGCACCACGACCAAAACCTGTACCTCGACCCACAAGGCCTATGCAAAGACCTCAACAATCTTTTCAGGGTCAGGAGGCTATGGATGCTTTTGTGAATCCCAACAAACAAAGTGCCCCAGCTCAGCCTCAACAGGACGAGGAAATTGATTATGGTGAGGATGAACCAATGATGTTCGATGATGATGAACCCATGGGTCCAGGTTCTAGTGACCAGGGTGAGCAACCCTCGAAGGGGTACACTTCAATTGATGAAGAGAAGTCGGATCTTATTAATAAATTAGCTCGACTTGAGAAGAAGGGGTTTGCAGTTAACAAGAGGTTGAACGCTTACTCGAATGTTGATGAACTCAGATCAGAGGTTAAGAGGATTACATACAGCATAGATGTTGAACAATCAGTTCGCTTCTCTCGCCGTATGTTGGTCGCCTGTGTAACTGGACTTGAATTTTTGAATAAGAGGTATAACCCATTTGAGGTTCAACTTGAGGGTTGGTCTGAGTCTGTTATGGAGAATGTTGATGATTATGATGGTGTATTTGAGGAACTATATGTGAAATACAGATCTAAGGTCAGTGTTGCACCAGAGGTCAAGCTGATTATGATGTTGGGTGGCTCAGCTATGATGTTCCACCTTACCAATTCAATGTTCAAATCGGTGATGCCCAACATGAACGATGTCATGAAGCAAAACCCAGACCTGGTGAAGAATATGATGGCGGCGGTTCAGAACACTACCCGTGACACTAGTGGCCCCGCAGTTGATGCACCCGTGGGTGGATCAGGACAGTACGAGATGCAGGGACCCGGGCTTGATATTTCAAGCCTGATGGGTGGCATTTCGATGCCTCCCCCACCCCCAATGAATACCTCAATGGGACAAGGACCCTCGGCGCCTCAACCTGTTGAGGAGGATGATGATCTCTCTGATATTATGTCAGTCTCCGGTGATTCCACTGGAGGTGAGGTCAAGGAGGTCAATGTTGGTGCAGGATCTAAACCCAAGAGAACTCGTCGAAAGAAGAAGACCGAAATAAATCTCTAAACTTATATAAATGATAGCGTATTGTCCGCTTGAGGAGCTCGAGCCTCCCGTTCGACAGCAAGAAGTTGTCGCTGAGGCCAAGGTCGAACCTGTAAAGCCTCAGGTCGGCCGCGAAGAAACCGAATTAAATTACGTCATCATGGCTTTCATTGTTGGCGTAGTTGCACTAGCCGTCTCTGATTCCATCAGGGCGTAAATGTTTAATCTACCGCGGGGTACCACCCTCCCTCGTAGTAAATTTAATATGTGAATGTCGCTAGAGTAGTTACACCAGCAGTTTCATTATCAAGGTTATTTTGGTTCTGACCAGTAAGGTTGTGTGAAATTTTCTTAAGACCACCATCACACGCACTCGTCACCTCCACAGTTATGTCATATATATAGTTTCGACCACCATCCAATGTCGCTGGTAAAAGTCGAATACCCCGGGTTCCCGTTTGTGTTGCACTACTCCATGGATATTGTGTACCCCCAGTACTACCCATTATGGCTTGTGGACCTAGGGCTATATCATATATGGTCCCAGTTGTACCATCATGTGTACCACCGGTCGCTTCAAGAACCACAGTACTCGTGTTAGCTTTAGTTCCTGAGTCTCTTAATACGGCTATAATCTTTGCATAAAACGTCCCAGTTCTAAAAGTGAGAATCACATCTTGTCCATCAGTATTATCGATTGGGAACGTATTTGAATACCGCTTCGTCGCCACCTGGTCAGAGTTTGTGATGATACCACCATTCACGTGAAGTGCTGTATTCGCTGTAGCACCATCAAGACCAATCGCAACCTGATTACCCAAATCTAGGGCACCATCTACGGCGAAATCACCTATGACCTCTACATTACTATTGAAGAAGGTTGTGTTTTTCAAACCAGTTCTCAATGGGTTTATATATACATTACCCGTGGTATCCGCATAAATGTTCGCACTCCCAGCCGATGTGGTGAGTTCGATAGTTGCGTTACTTGAGGGACTTTCCACACGAACTATACCATCGTAGACATGAAGCTGTTTCTGTGGATTTAATGTACCCACACCCACGTTACCCCCGTGTGTAATATGAACACCATCCGTTTCTGTACCGCTATTGGTACCACCAATTACGATACCGGAAAGTGAAGTAGCTGAATCCCTGAAAGCCTTCACATAACCACCGAAATTCTCGGTGGTATTAAGAAGAATTCCAGACTTTTTAGTGAATGTACCCGAATCTGGGTGAGGACTCTCAAGTTTTAGGAGTGTTTGGTCGGTTGTGTTTGCGTTATAAATATGTACATTAGAGTCTACAGTTGATGTACCTATACCAAGTCTACCAAGTGTGTCGAAACGGGCGAATTCCGAATCTTCACTAGAATTAACCTCATGGGCGAACGTAAGTACGCGGCGGTCACTACCGTCTTTAATACTTCTAATTATGTTAAGTGACGGATTATCTGATGTTGTTGAAAAGGCAAAACCAGTCAATTTGAACGAACCACCAC